TTTTAATTTCTTCGATTAGTGCAGTATAGACATACAGATGTTTATTGTCCTTAAGAACATAATAACAAGTATCATTAAGCATGATACTATAGACTTCAAGCACACCATATATGTTAACCCATTTAAAAATTTCTAACTTATTACTCATGGGAGTTCTTCATACTCTCCATTATCAAGAGTATAGACGATCCTTTTGATATCGAAATCAACAATAGAACTAAAACAACCAGAACAAGGCTTTGCAAGTCCCCATACAAAATTCGAACCCTGATAGAGACGCTTGACACGTGCAACATAAAGAGTGGTCTTAGCGTTACTTAAATCCTCGACGGAGAACCGATGAAGAGCTTGTTTGATCGCAGACTGTTCGGCATGAAGACAGATAGCTTTTTCATGCTTACCATACTTCATCGCAAAGGGAGAAGTCTTTGACTGATTCCATCCAATAGAAACCAGTTCATTCTTTATATAAAGCGCTGCAACAATGCGCGCATGACCGCAAGGGATAATATCCTTTGCAATCTCACAAAGAGCTTCCAGTCGCGGTCGATCCTTAATGTTCAAGGGATTTCTCCGAAAAGAAAATTAATTGCGTCAATCAACTCAGACTCACTCATGACATGAGCATCAATGAAATTCTTAACATCTGTAATATTTGAACAGATATCAAAACCATCAACCTTAAAAGGTCCCGTGAATACGGGTACATTTGTTTCCCCGATCAGGTATACGAAAAAATCCTTATACTTGATACATTCCTTACCATGATCGTCGTATACAACTTCCATCTCATCAGGAACAGAAACGATGGTATTTTCGATCAAAATAAACTTCATTTTCAAGTGCTCCAGTAGGTTTCAGACTGAGGAGAAGTGTAGTAGTTGGTCTTTGTATCCTCGACAAACTCAAGATCAGTCATGAAATTCTTCGCGACCTGATACTGACCAGATGAAATAACTTCGAATCCGGCGCACTGACACTCTTCGATGAGCTTCTTCTGCTCGGTCTTACAATCCGAGAAACAAGTCATCTTTGAACCATCTGGAGAACGAATAATCGTGTAAAACGGAAAACCTGACTTGACGGCTTCAACCGAGTCACGAAACTTAGTCATATCTAAAGTCCTCTCTTTTCTACGACTCCAATATAACGATTGGAGTAAGAATGTCAACCGTGTAAGCTCGATAAATACCATTATCTCAGAGGAATAATAAATGACCACAGATTCATTAGCTCTACAATTTAATGATAACCACCTTCAAACAACCAAATTTTCTGTCACAATCGAAGGTTTACCATTTGCTTCATACTTTTGTCAAGAGCTAACAATTCCTGGTGTCTCAACATCAGAAGCACAGGTTCCCTCACCTTATTCCGACTATTTCTTTTCTGGTGACAAACTCGTATACGACTATCTGACACTAACATTTATAGTTGACGAAGACCTCAGAGTTTGGGAAGAAACATTCAATTGGTTAAACGGTATCACATATCCTCTAGATTCAACGCAATATGCAAAACAAGAAGCTAAGGGCATCTACCATGATGCAATCGTCATACTGAATACCAACAATAACTCAGAAAATGTACGATTCAAGTTTAGAAACTGTCACCCAGTTTCTCTTGGCCCAATGTCACTTTCCTTTAAAGGAAATGCATTGAACCCCATAATTGCAGACTTGACTCTGCGATATGATACATACATCATCGAACGTATAGCAACAACCTAAAAAACTCTTGACATTTCAATCGGTTTAGTTTAACCTAAATAAAATTTGGAGAGCGAATAATCATGGCTGAATTGGATGACTTAATGAAAGAATGGTCGGAAGACTCTAAGGTAGACGAAACAAAGCTATCTGAAGAGATTCTTAAAACCGCAAATCTACACTCAAAATACATCAATATCATGACAAATCACAGACTCAAATCAAGAAGTTTAGCAGTCAAGTATGATCGAGAAAAGATATTCAAAATTGAATACTATATGGGAAAACACAATACAGACGAAAAACTTCTAGAATCTCGCGGTCTAGAACCAATGCGAGACAGGATCACGAAATCAGGTATTCAGAATTACCTTGATGCAGATCAAGAACTAATCGATATCATGCTCAAGAAAGTAATCGAAGACGAAATAGTTTCATACTGCGAAGAAGTCATTAAAGCTCTACAGAATCGATCATATGCCATTTCGGCAGCAATCAAATGGAATATTTTCACTGGCGGAGGTTAATGGAAATTGTTACGTTCAACAAGATAAATGAGGTTTATCTTAAAGTGGACTGTGAAATGTCCACACTCTATGAGCTTAGAGATTTCTTCACTTTTAAAGTTCCAGGCTATCAGTTCTCTCCGAAGTTTAAAGCCAAACTCTGGAATGGTGATATTCATCTATTCGACATTAGATCAAGACAACTCTATGTCGGTCTTTTAACCGAAGCAATAAAATTTTGTGAAGACCGTGGATACAAGGTAAAACTAGAAAACATCCAGAATGCAGTAGAATTTTCTGTCGTTGAAGCACAGGAATTCATCAAAAAACTGAAACTTCCTTTTGAACCACGTGACTATCAGATAGACGCATTCGTACATGCGATAAGAAACAGACGACACATTCTTGTGTGTCCAACAGGATCTGGTAAATCGTTGATCCTGTATTTGATCATGTCTTATCTATACCAAAATCATAAAAAAGGTCTTCTAATCGTACCAACAATCAATCTTGTCGAGCAGATGGCCAAAGACTTTACTTCATATTCTGTAAATAATGGTTTTGATGTAGATAAGATGGTACACAAGATTTACCAAGGTAAAGAGAAATCAACAAAGAAGTACCTGACGATTTCTACCTGGCAGTCCCTACAGTCCGAGCCTACAGAATTCTTTGAAGATTTTGATTTCTTTCTCGGAGACGAGTGTCATCTATTCTCTGCAAAATCTCTAACTGGCATTGCCACCAAACTTACCAATGCAGACTATCGTATTGGTGATACTGGTTCATTGGATGATTCCAAGTGTCATCATCTAGTTCTTCAAGGTCTATTCGGTTCCATTAGAAATGTAACGACAACCAAGAAGTTAATTGATGCGAATCATCTTTCAGATTTTGAAATTAAAGCACTGATACTCAAACATCCAGAAGATAAGTGTAAGGTGTTACAGTCCAACACTTATCAGGAAGAAATTGACTATTTGATCAATTCAGAGTCCAGAAATAAGTTCATTGAGAATCTTGCACTGTCTCTTGATGGGAATACTCTTGTGTTATTCCAATTAGTGGAAAAGCACGGTGAAATTCTATACAAGGATTTGATCACCAGATCACCAGAACGACGTATATTCTTCATTTCTGGAAAAGTTGGTATAGATATTCGTGAACGAATACGTGAGATTGTCGAAAAAGAGAAGAATGCTATTATTGTTGCATCATTCGGCACATTCTCAACTGGAGTTAATATTCGAAATCTTCATAACGTGATCTTTGCTTCTCCATCCAAATCACGTGTTAGAAATCTACAATCCATTGGACGTGTACTGAGACTATCGGACGATAACTCAGTTGCCACTCTCTATGACATTGTAGATGATCTAAGATATAAGAAATGGGAAAACTTTACACTAAAGCATTTCGGTGTACGTCTGAAGCTTTATGTGTCTGAGAAGTTCAAGCACAAACTCTACAAGATAGACCTAAAGTAGTCTAATCCGGACCAGGTGGAGCAAGTTCGTTTCACTCACTTGCATTCGCTCACTTCGTTCGCTCAAGGACTCTATTTGAGATACCGTTAAGTATAGACCAAGTTAAGGTCCAAGAACACTATGAACACGGAACAGCAGGAAGATACCACCTTTGTCAAGGCTTGTCAAGGGGTAAAATAAGGTAGAAGGGAAAAAAGATGGCAAAAGAAAAGAAAAAGCCCGTAAACTACGTTGACAATGCAAAATTCATGGAGTGTATTGTTGATTATAAGAAACGGCTTGAAGAAGCCAAGGCTCAAGGCAAAGAAAAACCCCGTATTCCAGAATACGCAGGAGAATGCATTCAAAAGATTGCAGTCGGTTTGTCATATTCTCCGTCTTTCATCAACTATTCTTTTAAACAAGAAATGATTTCAGATGGGATCGAAAATGGTATTCTGTACTTTGATTCATTCAATCCCGACAAAGGATCAAACCCCTTTGCATACTTTACACAAATCATCTATTATGCATTTGTGCGACGAATAGCAAAAGAAGAGAAGATCAGATACACGACATACAAGTATTTTGATTCAACCATGATGGGTACAGAATTGGCAAATTATATAGTCGATGAAAACGGCTCAGTCGCACACGAACCGATCTATGATAATATCCAGGAGTTTATTGCACGATATGAAAAGAAAGATAAGGAGAAACGAGAGAAAAAGAAAGCCCTCTTGGAAGAAAAGAAAGGTCTCGCGAAGTTCTATAAAAACCTAGATGGGTCGAATTTGGTCCTTGACACTGAGTCAGAGTCCATCTATGATGATGAATTAGATTTTAAGAATGGAGAAGATGATGAATCTTAAACAGAATGAGCATTTGATTCCAGAGATTATCAAGAATCTCGTATCACGCTTGAACACGACCAATACAAATACTAATGAGTATAACATGGCTGTTGCGCAACTTCAAGCCGTGAAGAATTTCATCGAAATAGCCCTTTCATAGCCCTTTCAAAGAAAGGCGTCCAATAATGAGCACTTCTACTACCGAGGTAGAGCGTATAGGTACGAATGTCAAGAGTATGGCAAAATCTCTTGGCTGGAAAGAAGACGATCAAGAGGGTCCATTTGAATTTTGGTCCCGAAAAGTCCGAGAAATTGCACTCGAAGATGCCACTGACGAAATCGAAACATTAATCGCGAGAATCAAAAATATTAGCTTTGCTGCTAGAGGTGGCAATGCGCTTAATGATAATGCAGCACTAATGCGATTCATTGCTGATAGACTCGTCAATGTACATCATGAAAACGAAAACATTGATTATATTCGTTCGTTAAGGGAACGTGCTGCCTTGCTAGAAAATTATGGTCTTTGTCGCAAGCCAATTAAAGAGGAGTCTGAATGAACAGAAAGATATTGGATGCATACGGTATAAATTCTAAGGAATACCTAGACTCTCTGGATGAATTAGAAAAATCTTCTCTTGATACACTCAATCGAACGAAAAAAATAGAAATCTCTGAAGAAGCAATGCTAGAGATGCTGTCTCATATCGACCAAGGAATAGACACTAGCATTTTTGTACATGACTCAAATAATGTCCAGATTGGAAACAATAATTCTCAAAGTAAGGATTTTTGGTCGGATTTCAAATCTAATCTGGATGATGGAGAAGTCTAATGGAAATAGACTATGATGGTGATCAACTAGAGCTTCCACTAGAAGCAAATAGCACAGTTTTTGTAAAAGAAACTTATTACCCAACAGAACATGTTGGTACTCTTTATTGTAGTTTTTGTGGCAAGTCTCAGTTTGAAGTAGTGCAGTTAATTGCTGGCCCAAATGTGTGTATCTGTGAAGCATGTGTTGAGCTTGCAAAGTATATTGTTGATATCGAGAAGACCAAAAGAGAAGCAAGGGAGAAGGTGAATGACTGAAAATATAGATGATATTTCGGCTTATATCAGAAATGCAGTGCAGACTGAAATTGTGCATGCATTCACTGATTTCAATGATGATGTAACTCGCGAGAGAGTTTCTAATGTACTCAATAATGATTTTGCACAATTCAACACAACTCACCATATTATGGTAGTTTGTGATAAATCAAATAATCCACCTAGTGTTATCGATGAAAGTAACTTCATCATCGATGTGTATTTTAAGGAAAACGATTCACCTACATACAACCATATTCGTGGTACAGCAATACCACCAGTTGTTAACGAACACAAAGAAGTGGCAGTAAATTGAAAATATTAGTTGCAACAGACATGCACTATGGTTTGAGAAATGATTCATCGGTTTTCTATGACTATATGAAGAAGTCTAACGATTACATGTTCTCTGTCATGAAAACCGAGAACATCAATCGAGCACTTCTCTTAGGTGACCTATTCGACCGACGTAAGTACGTAAACTACGTCACAGCATACAGATGCCGAAAAGATTTCCTTGAGCCCTTGACTTTTATGGCTAAGACTGATATATTGGCTGGAAATCATGATATCTTTCATAAAGATTCTAATGTTGTCAACTCACTTGATGAGTTGATTGGAAATCGTTATGAGAACTTGACACTACATAAAAGCCCAACCGATATATCGATTGATGGCACGTCGATTCTGTTACTCCCATGGATTTCAGATATTAAGAATGTCCAAGAAAAGACATGGGCTGAAGCAATTTCGAAATCAAAATCGACTGTCGCAATGGGTCATTTAGCCGTGAATGGCTTTCAGATGGATTCTGGTGTTTGTTCAGATGGTATAGAGCAAAACTTATTCTCTGGATTTGAAGTTGTCGCTTCTGGTCATTTCCATCACCCTATGATGATCAATAACATCAAGTACATTGGTGCAATGTATGAGAATACATGGGCAGATTATAATGACAAACGAGGATTTTCTATATTTGATACTCAGACGCGAAAGTTTACTTTCTATCAGAACCCTTATACAATCTTTTCTAAGATCAGATATAATGATGATCTAAAAATTCCTGATCTAACTCAAGATTTCTCGATGTACGAGAATAAGTACATCAAAATTGTTGTCGAGTCAAAGACGAACACAAAGAATTTTGATTTGTTCTTTGACAAGCTATCTGAAGTGAAGCCTTTCGACATCACGATTGAAGACAATCAAGCTTCGTTTGATGAAGAAGAAACTTCCATGATCCTAGATCAATCTCAGGACACACCAACAATTCTCTCTACATATATTGATGACTTGAATCTATCGTTAGATTCTGGTAGAATGAAAAAATTGATGTTAGACCTTCATAAGGAGGCAATCTCACTGGAGAACGTCGAATGATAATCTTTGAAAAGATTAGATGGAAGAATTTCTTGGCAACTGGCAATTCTTGGTCCGAAGTTTCACTTAATACATCGAAGACTACACTTGTTCTCGGTAAGAACGGACACGGGAAGTCTCAGTTGATTGATGCACTTTGTTTTGTTCTTTTTGGTAAACCCTTTCGCAAGATCAATAAAAGTCAGATCGTCAATTCTCTCAATGAGAAAGATTGTGTTGTAGAGATTGAGTTTCAGACGAACGGTAAGTCTTATAAGGTAATAAGGGGGATCAAACCCAATATCTTTGAAATTTACTGTGATGGTAACATACTCAATCAGTCATCTAAGACTATTGAGTATCAAGAGATACTTGAAAAGACCATTCTGAAGATGAATTTCAAGTCTTTCACTCAGATTGATATTCTAGGTTCAGCTTCTTTTGTTCCCTTTATGCAATTGTCTCCTGCTGATAGACGTATCATTATCGAAGACCTTCTTAATATT